CCAAGAAGTTGTCGCGTTGATTGTAGTTTGTGCGGTATCTACCTGTGTGCTTCCACCACTTCCAAAGTTTTGACCAAAGAAAATTTTGACAGCACGAGCAGCATCAGCTTTAGCGTAAAAAGAAACGGTTACAGTTTGACCTGCAAAAGTTCTAACATCTTCAATATATTGTTTGTTGTCTAATAGTGTCATTGAAGAAAGAGCAGATACAACTATTCTTTGATAAAACTGTCCTTCATATCCTGCAACAGGCGCAGTTCCAGGTGTGAAAGTCTGGCGAGTAATTGCTACTGTTGGAGATGAATCCCAACCTGCGTTCCATCTATCCGCGTTATAAGTTCCAGTTGCGCTAAAAGTTGTTCCACGCTGCCACACGCCAAAATCGCCGTTAATAATTGCGTTCTTGCCAGCGGCATATTGAGCAGATTCAAGCAGGTTCACTGTGCCTGAAAGGTCGTTCATATTGGTGGCAGATAAAACATCGCCGGTGGCGTAGTTCACCTTTGTTGGAAAACCGACTGGCATAATTGCTCCTTAGTAAGACAGAACGGAAGTTCCAAGAATTCCGTATAGGGTAGAGTTTAGCAAAAATCCATCAACAATGGGTTCACTTGTGGTAAAGGTAGTGTTCCAAGTCGAGGGTGTTATTTCGTGTTGAACGCCCATGCATTGAAGGGTCTTTTCAATAATAGTGCCATCTTGTGCCACGTTCTTAATGGCGATTGTGTCAAAGAAATCTAGGGTCAAAGCTGCTGTGTCTCCAGCGGCATCGGTAGCGTTTAGATCAAGAGTAATAGCGTCAATCCGGATAGTGGTCTCAGCTCTAGTTGCCACGTATATCTTGGCTACATCTAGCACCTGCGCATCAGTCTGGAGCATAAGGTCTGTGTAGGTAATGGAGTGCGGGAAGTATTTAGTAATTGAGTCAGAGTTGGATGCTGTTTGGGCTGTGCCGCCTGTGCGGGTAAAGGATGACTGGTTAATAATCAGCTTGTCATCAAAGGCAAAGACTATGTTCTTGTAGCCTATGCCTGAGCCATCATTGGCAAAGTTTGTAGGGTTCTGTCCAGACTTGCTTTGAATCGAAGCGCGAGAGCGGAATTGAGCATTACCGGATGGGTCAAAGTAAAACGCGCCTTGCTCGCAGAATTCTAGGTTCTTAATGGCTTGCAAGGCTGTGCGTGATGAGCCTGGGTCTGCTAAGACTGTGGCTGAGCCTGTATCTATGTTACGCATAGATGTAGGCCAACCAACCTGGTTTAGCACGTCTGTAACTCTGGCACTTGTAGTCTGACCAGCACTAGTGCCAGCCACGCTTGTGATATTAGCCTGAGCGAATAGACGGAAAGCATCTACAAGTTCAATATCTACAAACCCGATTTCCATATCTTTTGGATAGGTGTAGTTATAGCCGATTGTGTAGCCTGAGAATAGGAAAGAATCATTGCCAGCAATACGCATCTTGCGTAGGGGTATCAACTTGCCAAAGTAAGGCGAAGCAGGGTTCTGAGGGTTCCAGGCACCTGTTGGATCATAGACACGCACTGAGGCAGTTCCAGCCTGAAATTGGTCTTGCAATAGGTCATAGCCACGTCTAATTTGTATGCGCCCTACTTGGCTTGATATATCAACAATATCGTTAGCGTTCTCACCTAAACGGTCTGTGCCTAAGATTCCATGCTCAGCATCGCCAAGAGTAAAGGAATAGCCAAAGATAGGGCCATTACTAAAGTCAAAGAGAACGCTAACGCTTGGAAGGGTCATTATGAGCCGTAACTAAATACGCCGTTGCGGTTCACGGTTGAGGCAGCTCCATTGGCGTTTGCGCCTACTACGGCTGCGTTGATGCCATAGGCCGCAGCTGATGGGTCTATAAATATGCGTAGTTCAGTAGCGGTTAAAGATGAGTCATAAGTAGTTGGTTGCTTAAAAGGTTGCCCAAAGCCGCTGTATCCGTAGAATGATGGCAGACCTAAAGGGTTTGCTGGGGTCTTTGGAATTTCAGGCATTACGGATGTTGGTGCTGTTGCAGTTGGAATTCCAACCTTAGGCGCACCAAGTTTAGCCAATTCATCTCTGAGCTGTTGAGCAGCCGCCAAAGCCGCTTTAAGCGCATCTGTAAAGCCACCGAGAGGATTGGTTGAAGATAATCTCATTGCTGCAATCTGTGAGGCGAGAAGTTGCTGTGCTAGGTTGCCAGCTTGTTCTGTGTTACCAAGAAGAATAGCCTGTTGCAATTTAAGGCGTAGGGTTTCATCCGCAGTTACCTTGCCCATAAGCGCAGCAGTATTCTGGATTAAGTCCATGTTCATTACCATAGAGGATTGCTCTAATAAGGCTTTGGCTTTTGCTAGGGCTGTTTGTTCTTTAAGTGCCTTAGTTTGTTTCTGTGCCAAAGCTGCCAATTCCTTTTGACGCTTGGCGGCAAGTTCATCGGCCTTTTTACGTGCCATAACAATCTTCATGCCTTGTGGGGTCATGTCTGGCATGTTGCCGGATCGTGGATCGTATGGTGTGTCTTTTATTCTTAGTTCGTTGCGTTTTCTATCTAATGCGCCAATAACACCAGCAAGCAAACCGATACCGCTGTATTTAGCAATTGTGCCAAAACTACGTGCCAAGTCAGCACCAAATCGTGCCATTGCTTCCATGTTGGCTACTGCCTGGTCAAGACTGCCGTTACCAAAAGCATTTATAAGGGCATCGGTTATGCCTTGTCCTATAACCTCTTTAGCATTGCCAGCAGCAATAGTTAGGGCGTTTAACTTAAAAGCATAACTTTCAGCAGCTAATGAAGCCTGGCCTGAAAATGTTTTGTTTAGTAATGCTTGTATTTCTTCAAATGACTTAGTGGCAAGTTCAGCCTGGGTAAGTCCTAAGTTGTATTTTCTAAGTCCTCTTAAGTTGCCTACATAAGCCTGTGATAAGTCTTGAACTGTTGTGCTTAAATCAACGCCTGCACCTGCGGATGCATTAAGGGCAGTTGTAAGCAATTCTTTAGACTTGGTGTATGACTGTGTAACCTGTAGCAACTTAGCCATCGCAGGGCGTAGCAAGTCATCGGCTACGTGGAATGTTCTTTCAAGACCCTGCACAAAGTTTTCTACGTTGGTTGACTCATAGGCTAAGCCTAAGTTCTCTACCGTTCTAGTTAACTTCTGTGCTGCTAGGTCATCCTCAGCAAAAGCCTTTAGCGATTGTGAAGCGTAACGGAAAGCCTTTTGTGCGCCAGCCAAGCCAACATAAGCCTTAGCAAGTGATTTAACTCCAGCCTGAAGTCCTAGAACATCTTTGTTGGCTTTGTTAAATGCTGGTTTGCCTTTGTATTCAGCACCAATACCAACTACTAAATCAACTCTGGCCATTATGCAACCCGCCTATTCTTGAAATTCTTTGCTGCGTTTTCTAATGCTTTAATGACTGCCGCAGTTGCTTTGCCTTGATCCTTATTCCATGCAGCGAACATGGCACGACCTTCTAATCTGCCTTTGCCTTGCATAGGGCCTAAAGCCTGGGCAAAGTTTGGTCTGCTCGATTTCTTATTGCCAGGTGCGCGCACACCGGCACGCTCATAGATAGCACCAATAGCAGATTTGTTATGGATAGAAGCTGCATAAGAAAATCCACGATAATTAGGCTTGGTTGGTGTAGTTCTAAAACTGATACCACGTTTAGCAATCTTTGAATCCCATGTTGGGAATCTTGCCTCGCTCATGGCTCTAGGCCGCCAGCCTGATAACGGGCTAATGTTCGGCACTAAATTTCGAGCCTCTTTTACTATTGGCTTTAATGCTGAAGCCATTTCCTTTTGTGTCTCTTTGGCTAAATCAGGTTCAAAGTTACGCAGGGCGTAGCGCAGTTCTTTAGCGCCTTTTACCTGCGTTGCCATCCTTCATCTCCTTTGCCCTGTCTTTCATAGCCATTAAATAAGTCTTGAACATTCGCACATCCATATCTATGAAGGATTGTGCAGGAATTCCCGTCTCTAGGCTCATTCGTGCAATGAGATAGTGAAGGGAATCCCTAGTTAGTCCAAAGGGTCATCATCAAGAACTTCCACACGCACAAGCGTATC